AGAATGGTGGGTGAGGATAAAAGCCTCACCCACCATTCCCGTATATAAAGGACTAAAAATGGCAAGTAAGCGCAAAGGTCTTGATGACATTATTCGTGCAGGCATGGAGATTGCTTCTAAGGGTGCAAAAAAAAGTGCCAAAAAAGGTGCAAAAAAGGCTACTCAAACAATAGGTAAGATGGAAGCCGAGTCTGCCGTTCAGAAAGCACTTCAGCAGTCCAAGAAAAAGGGCATCAAGAATGTGCAGCGAGAGATTCGGCGTGCCGAGTTTCTTGAAGCCAAGGCCACAAATCGTGGTGGCTATAATGATTATATGGAAGTCAAAAAAGGTGTTAAGCAACCTTCTGAGGCCGCTAAAAAGAAGGCAGGGACAGAAGGAAAGCGTATTGAAGGCCAGATGGCGGCTAGATTTGCAAAGCAGAACGCAAAAGAAGCAGAACTAAAGCAAGCCATTAAGGATGCTCCTGATGCTGCATCTAAGCGCAAGGCTCGTCAAAAGTATAATAAGTGGCGTGAAGAGCGTGGCCGCTAAACGGAAGCCTGCTGCAAAGTCGCAGGGTTTTGATGACATTGTTGACCAAGTGATGCAACGCTTGGGTGCTGGGATGCCACCAAAACCCAAGAGTGGCACTCAGGCTATGGCTGATTATGTTGGTCGTAAAAGCGTTGAAGCCGTTGGCAAGGTTAACCGTGCACCACTTGATGCTGCTAAGTGGTGGTATGGTTCTAATCCTAAACAGATTGCTGAGAATTCGGTTTATTCAGTATTGCCTATTGGCAGAGCGGCTAAGGGTGCAATTAAGGGTGGCCGTGCTTTGATGCGCAACCCTAAGGTTGTCAACGAGTTGATTGAAAAAACAAAAGTTACCCCTAAGGGTAAGAAGAAAGTTGTTAAACCTGCAAAGGGGAAGAAGTAATGGCTAAGAAGCGTGGTTGGGATGATGTTGCCAAATTAGTGGCAGAGGCTCTTGCTAAGCAGGCTAAGTCTCGGGGCGGCAAAAAGGCCGCCCAAGAGGCTCTTGAGAAAGCCAAAAAGGGCAAGGGCAAGGGTGGCCCTGCTGCTGGCGCAGTAAAGAAGCCACCCAAGCCTAAGAGTCCTGCTCCTGCTTCTGCATCTAAGAAAGTTCAGGATGTAAAAAAGGCTGAGCAAAGCGCAATCGCAAAGACAACGAAGGTTGGACCGGACAATAAGCCGGTTGTTCTCCCCAAGCGTCCTAGCCGTCCTGCTCGCAGTATTGGTGCGTTGTTGTCTGACAACGCAAAGATTCGTCAGGCAAACATTGACAGTAATCGTTTGTTGCGTCAGGCCGACATGAAGGGTGCACCTGCTCGTCCTGACCGTTCACCTAATATGGATGTGCGCCGTGGCGCACCTCCGAAAGTTGGTCGTTCCAAGTCGCAACCCAAGGGTCCTTCTAGCCAGTATGAGGCTGATGTCATGCGGAGACAGACTGCTGAGGATGCGAAGCGGATGGGGTCTGGTCAGGCTCGCCAGCAAGCACAGAAGGCTCGTATGCAGGGTGAATTGGACCGTCTCAAGGCCAAGGAAAAGGATGCAAAGCCTGCCCGTAAGCAGTTCTTCAGAGACAAAATCCAGCAACAGCGTAAGATTATGGGTTTGGCTCCTGAGAAGTTTGAAAGGCTCCCCAGAACCAAGAAAAAGTAACGGTACGGGAACAGTACCCCATTTATGATGGTTAATTCTTCTGTTCCTGCACACGCCTATTATGGTTCTCCGGTTACGGGGCAACGGTTGTCTCATTCTGCTGACTCGTTTGTCGCCGCCCCCAGTGGGGAATACATTGGTCGTGGTAACAAATGTGTCGCCAAAGATGACACCTGTGAAGGGATGCGAGTCAAAGGCGAGCATCTTTGCCAAGGTCATCTTCGGTCCTATAAGGCCGAGTTGAAGAAGGCCCTTGAGGCTGAGGCGGTGGCTGATGGCGTATAATTACATGACGGCAACGGAAATCCGTTCCACCGTCAGGTCTATAACCGATTTGGATGCCACGGACCTGCCGGACTCTTTGCTGAACCTATATATCCGTGACGGCTACTACAGGATTTTGGATGTTGAGAAGCGTTGGCCTTTTCTTGAGGTTAACTTCACGCTAACCACTCAGGCTAATGTTCGGGCTTATGATGTGTCGTCGCTGACCTCTGAGCCTGTTGCTCAGGTTGCTTCTATTGTGGACAACACGGGCGTTGGTGCCCGTTTGTCCATGATTGGTTATGACGCTGGTGAAGGTGTGTACCTTGGGTCGTATGACACTTCTGGCGACCCGTTGTTTTATGCGGTGTGGGGTGGACAGATTCACTTGTATCCAAAGCCGAATAATGTTCGGCAGTTAACTTGCCGTGGTTACCGTGAACCTATTGATTGGCAAACAGAAGGCGGCGATGTGGATGCGTCGCCCAGCCTGCATTTTCCGTTGGTTTATTACGCTGTTAGCCGTGTGTACCAGCAGTTGGAAGATGCCGCTATGGCTTCGGTTTACAAGCAGTCGTTTGATGAGGGTGTTTCTTTGGCTGTTAAGAATTTGCAACAGCCCAATAGCCATATTCCGTTGATTTTGTCTGGTTCAAAGACAAACGGTCGCCCGACCTTTAAGGGATGGATGCAAAATCTCGGTAGAACGCTGGGGCAATAGTGTCTAATTTGCAGATTTTTCAGCAGCAAGACTTTAGTGGTGGTTTGAATCTTCGTTCGGACCAGTTTCAGTTGGCTGACAACGAGTCGCCACAGTTACTGAATGTTGAAATTGACCCACGGGGTGGCATCTTTAGCCGTGGTGGTATGGAGCGTATCAACTCCACTGCTATTGATGCGAGTAATCCTAGTTGGTCGCCGCAGAAACTTTGGTCGTTTTATGGCCATACTCCTCGGATTATATTGACGACTGCAACTAATGTGTTTCATTCAACTGGTGCAAACTTTACCAAGTTGGAGTATTCTGCTGGTAATGCTGTTACGGCCAATAGTGGTCATGGTCCTTGTTTGGCTTTCTGGGGCAAAACTGCGTATATTGCTACTGGCACCACTAGCACTTCTGGTGGTTATTCGTGGCAAACAACTAGCACATATGCAACTGCTATTACGGCTTCCGGCTCTAGCCCTCACCCGTGGCAAACCAGCCCAACTGATGCTGAAATTAAAATACCACAATGTGAGCATTTGGTGGTGCACGCAAACAAAATGTTTGCGGCAAATGTTACGGAACCACCAGCAAGCAATGTGACAACACCCCTTGTGGCTTATCCCAATAGAATTCGTTGGAGTCTTGAAGGACGGCCAACTAACTGGGATTATGATGATTATATTGACATCAATGGTGGCGGTGATGGCATCACCGCTATGGTCGTTGTGCAAGGTCAATTGGTGGTATTCAAACCACGAGGCACCTACATTGTTACCGGATATGACTCAAACACATTTGCGGTGACAGAACTAAGTAATACCCTCGGTGTTCAGGACCACCACATGGTAGCCGCTTCCGACATTGGGTGCTACTTTTACTCTAATGGTCGTGGACTGTTTTACTACAATGGTTCTACCATTATGGACATTTTCCAGCCGTTGAAGCCAATGTTGGATTTGGGTTATGTGAACCTGAACGCCAGTGGCAATGTGACCGTGTCATGGGTAGGCCAACGAGTGTGGTTGTCTCTGCCCTACAGTAAGACTTATTCGCCGTCCAATATTACAACAAACTTTGTGTATGACCCATCTTTGAATTCCTATATGCAATTCCAAACTGCTGACGGCTATGGGGTTATGGGTGGCACAAATTTTCTTGACTCAACAAACACCGAATATCGGTTGTTTGCCCACCCAGTTCAGCGTGTTGTCCTGAATGTGGACAAGTACGGTGTTTCAACCGACAACATTACTGGCACACCACAAGGATTTGAGTCCTACTATAGAACCAAGTGGTTTGATGCCGGAACATATATGCAACGCAAAATGTTCCGGCGACCAGAAATAGTAATCAAAGAATCCAATAACGCACAGACAATTACTGTGTCGGTGTTCCATGATTATGATGAGCAATCTATTGAGCGTTCTTTTCAGTTGACCCAACCCCAAACCGGAGGTTTGGTGTGGGGTGCTGGTCTATGGGGAGAGAACTGGGCGGCTGGAGCAGAATCCTCTAGCATTGCCAAAGGTCGCAATCTGGGTTTGGCAAAGACAGTCCAGATGCAGTTCAACGGTCCCGTTGGACAGGAATGGGGAATCAACAGTGTTGGGTTTAAGTACCAACCAAGGAGAGTGATGGGTTAATTATGGCTACTTTAACAATTCCTAATTTGTTTACTGCTGGCACAAGTGCCATTGCAAGTGAGGTTAATGCCAACTTTACGGCTATCAAAAACTTCATTGACACCAACATGGTGCAGGTGGATGGCACTGTTAAGGCTGGTCCTGTTGCGGTGGAAAACCTTGGCGTTTCTAACTTGACTTATGCGGCAGTAAACTTCTTGGCACCTACTGGAAGTATTGTTGCTTTTGGTGGCGCAGTTGCACCTTCTGGTTATGTGCTTTGTGATGGCACCCAATACCCAATTGGGGCAATTGGTTCAACCTACTACAATCTGTATGGGGTGCTTGGTGCCACATACAACACTGGTGGCGAAACAGTTGGTAACTTCCGTGTACCAAACCTGAAGGGTCGTTTTCTCGTTGGGCAAGATGCGGCTAATGCTTATTTTAATTTACTTGGAGAAACTGGTGGTTCAGCAGATAGTGTCGCTTTGCACGCCCACACTGCTGATGGTGACTTGACTGCGGCAAGCGCAAACATTCAGCACACCCACACGGCTGACGGAGATTTGCAGGCGGCTTATGTTGGTAACCATAGTCACGGTGGTGCAACCGGCGGTGCCGGTGCACATAGCCATGATTGGGCTGTCAATCTGTATTTCTCAACAGGTTCAACTGTTAGCACAACTTTGATGCAACCCGGTGGCACTGTTGTTTACCAAACATCTGGTGTTGGCGACCATACACATAGCATTGGTGGCGATGGTGCTCATGTCCATGATGTTACAGGTAGCACATCTGGTATGACCGCAAACCAAACGCACATTCACGACATTACTGGTAGCACATCGCAAGCCGGTGTTGGTGGCGGAAACTTGCCACCCTACATCGCTATCAACTATATTATTAAACTCTAATGATGCAGACTAATTGGGGCGCACACTTTCTGACCAGCATCCGTGGGCAAAACTTGCCCTCGGATGTGGTTGTGTTGCGTCAAGTGATTCGTTCACTTGGGGACCAAGTGGACCGTTTGTCCAAGGAACTTGAGGACTTAAAGAAGAAGGTTGGTGCGTAATGAGCGATGTTTATTATGGTGATTATGGGGCTGCTGAGTCGTCGGCTATTCGCCGCCGCTCACGCCAAACTGCGGCCACACAGGCCGCAATGTTCCGTGGGCAAACCCGTGGACGCAGGCGTGTCAGCGACATCCAACG